AATCATCAGTCATATTTTTACTATTGGTATTGTCTGGATTGCAACCACAATCCGAATCCTCACTTTCATCAGATTCGGTGGGCACGTCACAATCCAAATTACGTGCCCGTTCTTGAATACGATTCTTCAGTGTGCTGAACGAAATGTCAATATCGCCACGTTCCCGAATGGCGAAATGCCACGCATCACCAACGTCGGAGCAGTTGTTGATGGGGAATTTCGGCTCATCATCCGCGTTTTCATCGGGGGCAACAGCGTAATAGTCACCATCGTCCTCGTAGTCAGTCGTTATTGGACTGACCTGATATGTGTCATTCACTGTATTATCAGATTCGTCCTCAGCGGGCTGTGAGTCGGATTCAGTGTCGATAGGATGCTCACCACTCGAATCAGAATCAAACCGATTGTGGCCACGTTAGATTTGATTACATGGCCGTGGGTGTCGGCGTCGAGGCCACATCCATCTTCACCACTACAACGGCCATGTTTGACACCCGCCACGTGGTTGCCATACATATCGTACTGATACCCATCAACACCATCTTCATCAGTAAGGTCACCCGTGTCACCGTCGTACTCATCAGTCACACGGTTGTAAAATCCAACTGACACGTCTGTGTTATCCTCGACAAACGACTGGGCTTCGTCATCATCGACTGGGATATACAAATCTTCGAGCAGTCGTTCGGCATCAGAATCGTATCGTGGATTTCGCCAAAAACCGTGGATATCAGCCACGTCACGGACCATCCCACTGTTGGGATGGGTCAGCGTGTACGGGCGATTGTCGAACGTCCAGGCCCATTTGTCCAGTTCAGCAGCGGGTTTCTTGTACGTTTGTAGCTCACCATCGACCGTATAGGTTTGCTTGATGGGGCGTGCAATCGTCGCACCATCAATCTTGTAGAAACGGTTGGTATCAAATGCCCCTTCGAGATTCGAGGGCGCGTCGATGGTAACAACGTGTTGTTCATCCCACTGGAACGATACCTCACGTCCATCATTATCGACAACACCATCGGCACTCTCAAACATCGAGATACCGCTGTCATGTGTCAGATGGACGTTATTACCGTCGCTCATGTTTCACTGTTGTTCATGGTAAGTCTACTGACAACCATTAGTGTGGTGTGACAAGCAGCATACTTATTACTGCTTTCAAATCACCACTCTGTGAACTATCAACTTCGAGGATAAATTCACGACCCTCATCAATCATTGATGGATAATATGATGTAGTTTCGGAATTTGGAGGACCGCTTTCAGTTAAGCCAATTGGAACTGTCGCGTTTGACGATGCAGTAAACGATGAGTTTTTAAATGCTTCGAATGGCCCCTGGTCTGGTGCGTTGCCATTTACATCCATCCGAGCATTTTGGATAGCTATATCGTTTCCATCTGCAATCGAGTCAAATGAATCGTGCATATACACAACTGCGTCTCCATCAGTCATTACATCAGTGGCCGCAATCCACACATCTGGATTGCTATTATTCGAATCTGGATTTCGTATATGAATATTTCCACTTCCACTGTTACTTATTTCAGTATACATACTTACAAAATATGCACGCTGGTCTTTAATTGCATCGTAAATAAATCTGGGAAGTAATTGATATGATGCCATATTACCACTTTTCATCCCATTTAAGTACGATATCGTTTAGTGTTGACATTGATTGCCCATCGACAGCGCGGAAACATAGTGTAAATATCTGCCCGTTTGTTATACGATTCTCAAAGCTTGCAGTATCAACATCTGATTCATTCTTTTTCGATGGTTGGATTCGTCCACCGTCAAGGAAACTACCAGTTACGTTTCCGCTACCATCATTCGCATCTGTTGCCGATGTATCGTATTTGAGTGCGATTTCATCATCGTCAATATCGTCTGGAGACTGTTGAAACGACGCTCCAGTTAGTTGTGTGTTACGTCGTATGGCCCATCGAATACGTTGGTCAGATGTGATAACTTCGAACTTATCAAATACTGATAATACGTGTCTAAAGTCGATATCTCCATTGGCACCACCACTTCCATCTTTCACTTGAACAGAGATAGCGGGATACCACTGTGTGTCATCGACAGATAGCGCATCAACACCAACACGTCGCTTTCGATTGTTCGTTGTTGGTTCTCCAATGATAGAAAACTGCCGCCCACCAACGTACATTTCAAATGCATCGTTATTTGTTCCACCGCTAACAATATCTTGACGGATTGGGAGATTCGTATTTGTAATGCTCGTTTCACCGTCTGGTTGGAAAACATGGGCTGTAACTATCTCAGACGACGAATGTTCGTCTGTTGACATTTCATCAACGAGAATCTGCATCTCGACAGTACCATACCCATAGTAGACAAACTCGATTTGGAAAACAAGACCGTCAGACAAATCAAGTGTCACATCACTCGGGTTTGGCCCAGGCCCGTCGCCACCGTTCCCATCAAGTATATCACGGTTCCAATTGTCCTTGTATACTTTTTCGGTAACACCATCACGGACACGAGCAACGAATACGTCGGTACTATCAACACCAAAATAGTAGCCATCAATCGGCTCGCCGTTCGAATCGACAGTGTAGTATCCCCACCGAATTGTCGAATCTCCAGTCGGCTTTGAGGGAATACGGATACCTTGTCCCGCCTGAACTTGATAGCCTGGTGTGTATTGACCCCGCTCAGTTGTTTTTAGATACGCAACATCATTTGTGTTTTCCGCAGTCGAAAGTTTGTGTTCGGTCTGTGTGGTCGTTGTGTTTTGCCATACCTCACGGAGCGGGCTAAGCGGATTAATTGCGTTGAGGTCAATAATCGAAGTACGTTCTTCGACTGTTAGTTCTGAAAATTGATTCGAATATTTATCGAGATTTGCTGGTGCGTTGTCACTCATTTGTATTATTCATCATATCTTTTAATTGTGTCGCAATCCGCTGCACGTCGTCATCACTCAACCCGCTATCAGTATTTGGCTGTTCTGATGCAGTCTGCGTACCTTGTTCCATCCCACCGCCGTTTTGCCCTTGCCGTGGGCTGCCGCCTTCAACTTCAACATTTTCATCCATTGGCAGTGCAGCTTCAGTACCGAGTTGGGCAATATTGAGTGTTTTGAGCCAATCTTTCTCATCGTCGGTAAACTCATCTTCCCAGTCAATATCCACATCAGCCCAAATTTCTTGCAGAACAGAACGCGCTTCCTCGGGCGTCATAATGAAATTGTTGACGGCAGAGCCAACAGTCTGCATCGTCCGATTGGCACGTTCAGCCGCATCAATTTGGGAGAGTTTGAATAGTGGTCCCCAATCAACCTCGAACTGCAAATCATACTGCTCGCTGGTTCGAGAGTCTTCGAGTTTGATTGCCATCGAAACAAAGTCTCGCATATCGTTGGCAATCTCGTTTTGTCGCATCCGCTCGACCTTGTTAAAGTAATTTTTAATGTCAGTTTCCGAACCACTCACAGTCCCAGTCTGTGTGCCAAAAAGTACGGATTTCGTCATTTCAACAGATGCACATATTTGCTCGAAGATAACGTCGAAATATTCTTCGGGCTGTAGTTGCCCATCTGTCTGGAAGTCATCAATTTCGTAGCCCGCTGGCGTAATCAACTCCGACATCGCATTGAGATTTTGCATCTCATTTTCTGCCTCATCGAAGTCATCTTCGGATGCGTCGTCGGGCAACTCGACGTGATAGAGTTTTGCCGCATAGCGGAAAATGGTCTGCATAATTGCCCAATTACCTTTTTGCAGACCATCAAGGAGATAAAAGACAGGAATGAGCGTGCTGTCACCCTCCCACCGACCGAGCGTTTCATCGTAGAGGTCACCATCAACCTCACGGTTTTCAACATGATGGATAAATCTATTCCGATGGTAAAACTTTATATTTTGTGGTGTCTTTGATTCGTCAACCCAGTCTGGTGGACCAATGAGATAGCCGAGTGGTTCTTGATAGGTTTCTGACATCGGGTCAGTGTCCATCACAATACCAGTTGGCCGAATTTCATAATCTTCAAACGGTGTATCGTCTAACGGGTCTGCTTCAGCACCAGCGGGGATGACACCGTGGCTCGTTTCATAGCGAGCCATATCATCCAATGTTTTTATCTCAAGTTTGTGGATGTCGTTGACAGTAACGTCATCATCGAGTGGGTCTTCACCGACAGACGCAGACGTATCATCGAGAACGAAATACGTCAGTGCAAACCCATCACGACGAGTCTTTTTCTTGACACTTTTATAATGCTCGACCCAATCGTGATTATTGAGAACAGTACGGACGTTTCGTTCGCCGTCGTGTTTTACGTCAAACCCGTTTTTGAACGAGTCATCAACAGGCTTATCAACAATGGGTTTTCCAATTGACGTTCGGTACAGCCAACGAACATCATTGAATCGTGGGTCATCGAGAAGTTGGCGGGCGTTTACTTCATCGGCACTGTCACCCGTTTGTGTCCCAACACCAGCGGTATCGCGCTCCGTTCGCTCCGAGTACGTATTACTTTTAATTGTCGATTCTCGCTCGAACGCACTTGATGTGTCCGTTGTCGCATCTGGAATATCAAACTCACTCATTTGTTACTTAAAACCTTCCATGACTTCCAATTCGTGTTAGTGTTCGCTGACTACCAAATCTATTTGCTGCAATCCAGCAATAGACGAGTGCTTGAAATGCATCGTCGTTTCTGTCAGACAACACTTTCTTTTTGCGTTTTCCGTCACTTGTTTCAACGCGGTCTGTATATGGTGCTGTTAGATGGTCAACGAGTTTTGCACGCGTTCCTTCGCGTCCATCTGTTAAATCTTTTGCTGGAATAACAATCCCGTCATCTTTAAACTCAGCCACCATATTTTCAATCATATGCGTTCGAGCAACCGTACAGAACGGTGAATCTTCGAACCCACTCTCTGCAAATTTCGGTTTATCTTTATCCTTAATATTACCGTAAATAATCCCGCAAACGTTATCCCACCCGCCGTCATTCCAAATGTTGTTACCGTTTTGAAGGTCTTCTCGCTGTTTTGCACCGTATCCTTCGTCAACGGCTACACGGTCAACTTCATAATCTCGAATACGTTCTTCAACTTCTTCCAATTCGTCTTGTTTGTTGAGGTCACCATCGAGAAATTCGATGTCACGAACGATAAGTTGTTCTCCATCACCACGTTCGTACTGCTCTGCCACGATGATGACAGTTTCTGATGCATCGACTGAGGAACCTCCACCCCAGTCAACACCCATCACAACGGTGCTGTCATCGTATTGGCGGCGACGTTTAAATGCTTCATCAAACTCGAACGCATCAGTGACGTGATTGTCAGAGAGGAGGTCATTTTCGGGCGTGTAAAACTGCGCCAAAACCTCGTTCTGGAACTTCTTTTTCGAGTATTTCTGTCGCTTAAACTCGATTTTGGAATCGTCGTGTAACGGTGACGAATACTGGTCAATATGCCACCCAGTAACGTTGTAGCCTTGAATTTGATTGGCTGCTTGCTCTTTGGCAGCTATTTCGTTTTCAAGGGCGTCTTCATCTACGTCTTCGTTTCCACGTAGTTCTTCTAACTCCTCAATTTCACGGCGGAGTTCGGCCCGCCTATCTTTCAATTCTTGTGGAAGGAACTCGTCTGGTTCACCTTGTGATACCCACTCACCACCGTCTGTATCCTCGTACGGTTCCCACGTCTTTTTATCAGACATCTCCCACAAATCGTGGAAGAATGAATTTGCCATCTTTGGCGTCCCGATAACAAAAATTGTCGGGAAATAGGAAACTTGTGGGACCGACTGGTCAACGGCTTCGAGAAACGTCGAGAACATTGACTCATCAACGTCCTGAAACTCGTCAATGATACCGAAATGGCCGTGTAGACCACGCAGTGCATCGCCTTCACCCCATGCAGAACGGGCTTTTACATCAGCCTCGACGTGGATGGTATCATCACCATCTTCCAGTTTCCGCTCAAACTTTTGATGACTAATATTATTCTTACTACGGATTTGTTCCATTCCGCTGTTTTTGACAGCAGACTTGAATCGGTCCATCACTTCACGGAACTGCTCTTGGCGTGGAGCAGTCACGTCAACCTCAATCATCGGAAATTGACTGACACCCCAATCTGCTGCTGCCGTTGCTGTCGTTGTTTTAAGACAGCCACGTGCAAAATTAAGAACGACGATATCTCCCCAGTTTTGTGGGACAAGTGGCCCATCGTCGTCAGCTAAATAGTACAGATACTCGCCTGGGTCATCGTTTTCGTCTGACGGTGGCCCGCCATCCGTGTAAAAATCGTATGGGCGACTGGGGTCATTCGGATGACGCCAAAAATTCTGAAGATAGAGCCGAATGTCGTGAGGTAACCGTTTTCGTAGTTCTGGTGGGGCATCGTCGTACATCGTTATTCGTACGATTCAGCGATTTCTACATTTTCAAACTCATCCTCGTCAGACAGCTGCTCGTGGAACTGTCCAGCGGCCTCTCTATGGTCTTGAGCGTCGTCAGAGTCGGTTTCTTTCGGAGACACGTCCAACGTGTAGTCGTTCTTCTGGAACGTCACAACACCACCGTCATCGTCCTCTAACTCGACACCACCATTTGCGAGATGTTCTTTGATGTCTTTGGCGACCCGAGAAACAGGCAGATGGAGGGGATGTTCATCGGGTTCTGTAATTGTGTCAGTAATGTGACCTTCAGTATCCGATGTTGCAACGGTACTGTCAATTGTCATCCCTTCCGAAAAGATAGCCTCATTCATGTTTTGCGTCATTACTTCTTTGAGGGCTGCTGTCCACAGTTCGTTAGCTTGTACCGTTACTGTATCGTTCTTCGGGACGGGCAACTCAACAACAACAATATCTTCTTCAATTAACTTGCTATCTTCCGTGTCAATTTCTTTGTCAACGTGTTCGATTTCAAAATCGTGTTTACTCAACTCGAACAATCCACCAACCATCTCAACAGCAAAGAGGAATTTGGCTGGTGGTAGTTTCGTTGCGAAATTGATGAAATTTGTCGCAAAGTAGCCGTGCTTGAACAGTTCTTGGGGTCCGTTCATCATGTATTTTCGTTTATCGTGTTGTGGGCAGTATGAATCGGGGCTTGCAAACCGACCACAATGTCTAATTTCACCGTACCGTTCCATCGACAATCGCAGTGGGGCACCGCATCGTTTTTCACGTGGTTCGTCGTCACCACCAAGTGGGTTCAACCGAAACTCGCCATAGTCGTCTTTGCCCCAAATACTATCGTCTTCACGTTGGAATATTTCGATGTCATCTGGAATCGTATCGGGAATATTCTCACGCAATTCACTCTCCGTATACGTACTTGGGTCAGCTTTTGGCGCTGTCATGTATGAAAAATATGTGCGTCTGTATTAAAACGGGCGAGCGGGGGTCGGTGGTTCTGCCCCATAGAACCACAGAGTAGGCACGTCGCCTACTCGGAATAAGATTACTGACAACCAAGTAGTTCGTCTACTTTTCCCTCAAGTGTTCGCAGTGACGATTTTCCATTGACACCATTTTTTGTTGCCAATTCGCCAAACATTTCTTCGCTTTCCACTCGCCGCCTATCTTCGTGGCAGACAAACGCAATAACGCCCAATGCCACATCTTCAATCGAATACGGGCCGAACTTTGTAAACAATCGGTTATCCGACAGAAAATCGACAAAGATGTGCTTACAGCGGGATTGCTGATAGTTGGTTAGCCCGATTTGTGACGCATATGTCGTTATAACTCGCCGCCGCCATTCACGACGATTGCGTGCTTTCCGCTGTTCTCTGTCGGTGTTATGTGGATAGGCTTCGCCTTTATCAACACCCTCTTGGCGGTCGTACATCCGTTTGAGTTGTTTCTTTCGAGCCTGTGAAACGGGTAGCGAATCTATCTCGTATCGGGCAAACGTCGTTTTGGTTTCTGCACGTGTATCCCGAGACGAATATCGTTCTTCATCGTATTTGTTATTCCGCATATCGTTCCGCGAACCGTCGTTTGGTTCACGAGCGACAACTGTTTCATCAGAAGTCATTGATAATTTTCCCTTCACCAATACATATTACCTACGCGCATAAAAGTATTTCGAATTAGATACGTTCGTTCGGCGGGGGAACTGCTCACCCATCGCCCGTTTTAAGTGGTGGGATAACGTTCTGTTGTCTCACTGCTCGCCAACTGTCGGTGTGGCCCCAACTCGCTACCCCGTCAGTTATCTATATCTACATAACACATACCCCACTAACATTGTATGAGTCGTCAGTATAGTGTTTCTACTATACGATTGTTATACAAACAAAACCTTTAAGTACTTGTATATACTACAATATAATAGGGTGAGTGGTATGCTGTGTGCGGTTCTGAAGGGTCGTTTTACTGAGTGCGGATTGTCAATTTATTGATATAATAGGAATCATGTGCGTTGGTACCATCTATGCCCGTTTTGTTGCATGGGCGTTGGACATGGACACGCAC